CCGGTGCAGGCTGCGTTGGTGCAGGGTTACTTGGTCGATTTGCTTCGAGTTTGGCAATAGCAGCAGAAACCGCA